AGTTGCGTCGTCTGCTTGGCCGCCTCGTTGGCGCGGAGCTGCGCTCTGACCTGCTCGTCCTGCGCCTTGGCCCGCTCCAAGAGTGCCGATGCGCTTCTGATCTCGGCCTCGGTTCCCGATGCGACAGCCTGATCGTAAGACGCCTGGTTTTTAGCCAGCACATCGAATGTCTGGGCCGCTGCTTGGTTGGCGATTTGCTGATCTCTGACCGCCGCGGCCCCCTGCGCGGATACCGCAGCCAACGCCTGATTCGCTATCGTAGTGCGGTCTATGCTGCGGACTTGCGCCTCCGAGGATTGGACCGCCAACAGGGCCTGTTGCCGCAACGCCTCACCGGCCTTTTGCTGAACCAATGCCGCATTGTCCGCACTGTTCCCTAGAGAATCATAAACCTGCGTCGTCGCCGTCAGTACGGCCTGCGCCCTCAACCCCTCGGCTTCGGTTCTTGAGAATGCCTCATTGACCGCGGCCTGCCCTTGCGCCTGGCGATCCGCGGCATCGGCAGATTTCCTCTGCTCGATATCCGCCGCGGTGAGAACTTGGCTGTAGGCCTGCCAAGCCATTATCAGGCGGTTTCCTTGGCTTACTTGCCCAGACAGTGTTGAATTATATGATTCTTGAAAAGCCGCGTCCGCCTGCTTTATCGCCCCTTGTTCACGATCTATTTGATTCTGACGATTGGTTGCGTCGGTTACCTTGTCGATCAGCTCCTTTTGCTTTTCGAGCGGCAACTGACCAGTCGTTGTCACTCCAGAGGTACCAACCTGCCCAGGAGCCGGCGGCCTCCGCAGCGTAACATCAGCCGCGTTGTAATACGCAGATGTCACCGCGCCGCCGCCCTGATTCCCGCCAATCACCTCATATTGCGTGCCCCCTTGTGCGGTAGTGCGCGTCTGGCCTGTATAAAATCCGACATGACCCCCTGTTTGCCCAGCGACCAAGCCTCTAGCGATTACCGCGACATCACCGGCCAACCCGCCTCCAGCTCCGACCGGGCTCCCAAAATTCTCGAAGCTTGTCGCTACGTTGCTGCCGGTTCCAGCAATGCCTTGGCGAGCAAGCACGGCGTTTGCAAAGGCCGCGCACCATGCGGCTGTTCTTGGATCGAGATTTGTTGCCTGGGATACAAATTCTCGTAGCTGCGTATCTGTTGATGTTCGGCCAAGGAAAGCTTGGGCTGCGCTGACAATCCCTTGAGTACCGGTGGCGAGCCCGGCGGTTGACGGCGTCGCCACAAGCGGTTCAGCTACGGGCTGAACCGTCGTAGGTGTCACTCTCGGCTGCGTAGGGCCGCTGTTCAGTACCGCCGATATCTGAGCATCGGTCGTAGTGGGGTCGCGCTCGCGAAGCGCCTGGGCGAGATCCTGTTGCGCAGCGCCAGCCGCCCGGTTGGCCATATCAACCGGGTGCGCAAGATACGCCCCAACCTTATCGAGGACCGCGCCAAGCGATCCAATTGCCGACTCTATGGCTTCAACCCCGAGCGTTAGGGATTCCACCTCATTTTTGATCCCCCTGAGAACGGCAGACACCACACTCCCACCAGCCATCGCATCGATAAACTTCTGCCATTCCTTGCTGATCTGTTCGAACAGTTCTCCAGTGGGTGTCAGAGATTTCTTCTGAAGATCATCAAAATGCGTATGGATCGCCGCAATCGCTATTGACAGATCGTTGGTCTGGCGAATCTGCTTGGCCTGATCGGCAGTCAAGGAATTAAGGCTAAACGCGTAATCGATAATGCTATCCCTGCCGCCAGCCAACGCCGTAACGTATTTTTGCGTAGCGGCGGGCAGCGCATCGCCAGTCTCCGCGCCAATGTCCCGCGCCAGCTTAATTATCTTTTCGGCTTCAGACGGATCGATTATTGGATTGCGGCGGACAATATTTATTGCATCGAGTGCCTCGGCGGCCGATGACCCGCTGTCGCGGATATGTTGAAACGCCGTTTGCAGCGTTTCCCCGGTGGCTTTCCCGCTCGTTCCAAGAGCGTCCAGCCCAAGCTGGAAATTCTTAATTTGCTGCTGCGTGGTTAGCGCTCGCGAGATAGCTGCGGCAAATAAACCTACAGCCGCGCCCACACCAATGAAAACAGCACCCCAGGATGCTATCGTGGCGAACGACAGGACGCCTCCCTGGACGAATGCGCCAAGTACCTGCGCGCCTTCCGTCTGAGCTACTCGCCACACACCAATCCCGCTAGACAACGCCTGAAACGAGTTGACCCCGGCTGCCTGCAACTCCTGCAGACCTTGCCGGTTCAACCCAAACGCCCGCGTCGAGACGTTTACGGCATCGGCGTTGCTCCTGCTCTCTTCCGAGGCTCTCGCGAGCTGCGCGACATGCTGCCCGGTTGCGACGGTTGTTCCCTTGAGCGACGCTACCTGTGCGTCGTAAACGTCCTTTGTCCTGGACAGCGCGTCGAAATGCTCGCGCTCGGACAGCGCCCCCACCTTGAAGGCGTTGTTGACATCGGTTTGCGCCTTGGCATAAGCCTGTTGAGCGGCAAAGAGCGGCGAATATTTCGCTCTCAGGTTATCCAGCTCTGCACCGTATGCTTGAATATCCTTGGCCCGCGAAGCGTATGCGGTATCGTCTTTGACGGTCGCTACCGCATTTATCCGCTGTTGTACTTCAGATATGCTGTTGAGCGCCGTCGCGTAGCTTTGCAGCGAGGCGACATTACCCGAATATTTATCGCGCAACAGATCGAGGCGGCGGGCGAATTCATCCTGCTTGATGATCCCGGCATCAAACGCGCGCTGCAATGTTTGCTGCCCGGCTTCGAGCTTCTGCTGGGCGCTATAGGCCGGATCGATCGACCGAGTCAGCCGTTCTAACGCAGTTGACGATTGGCCGAGCCTCCTTTCCGTCTGCTCAAGCGAGGCGCCGAGCTTCTCCGCGCCGGCAACCATCTGCACATCGGCTTCGGCCTTCGCTCGTGCACCGGAGACATACGAACTCGCATCAAGCGATGCCTCGACACGGATCTGAGACACGGAGATCGCCATCTCAGCCCGCCCTTGGCCACAACAGCGGAGACATAATATTTACCGGCGCGTTCGCGTTTTGGTCACCTTGCGGCTGGTTAAGAAAATTACACTTGTCAGTTATGGAAAGAGGAAACGCAAAATACTGGTTTGGAATGGCCGCAGTAGGATGCGTGCTTCTTGCCGCCGTAAGCCATCCAAATCCTAGCGACCCGTGCAAATTAACAGAAAACCAAATCAGGCAGCTATGGGTTGGATCAGGTATTCGAACGACAGATGAAGCTGAACGTAACCGCCTAACCATGCATTTTGTCGATGTTGCCGAAAATATTTGCCGGCAAGATGCCCAGGCCAAAGTCGTTCCGCTGCCATCGGAGCTCCAGCAGCGGGTACGACAATAATATTTCGCGTCACTTAGGCTGCATCGCTCTCCACCGCTGCTGCGACCGCTCCGCCATGATCGTGATGTACTCGTCATCAATAGCGCGAATGAGCAGGATAAACGTCTCGAACCCTTCTCCCGCGATCTCGAAATCCCGCGCATAACGGGAAATCGACACGTAGGGAATTCGACGGGGAATGGGCTCGATGATGGTAGCCCCCATCGGGCTGCCAAACCCCTGGACACTCCACGAGCGATCGTCATGGAGCAGCCAGAAGCCGTTCCAGGCATACTCTGCGCCTGGGGGAACATACGCATCTTCGGGTGGGGATGTTTGGGAAGCGGGGATGAGAGCCGCAGCGTCAGGCTCCTCCTCGGCAAGCTCGGCTAGCCACTCGGCCGTTACGCCGCCACTAGAGTCGAGCTGCCATCGGAGGAGCGATCGGAGTTTCCCGATGCGGCCTCTACAAATTCCGCGTCAACTTGGCTGACCTTATTTGTTGCGTAGCGGATATGATCATGCAGCTCGCGATACCCTAGATCGGTTAAAAGCTGCTCCACCAGCTCGGGATCGTATGTTTCATCAAAGCCGCGCCAATCCAGCAACAGATAGCGCGCATAAAGCCGGCCATTGGCCTTGTACTGCTCCTCGGCCGGAATAGCGTCCCGTCCGCCGGTGCGCCGCGCCCATTTCGCCTCGATCTGAGACTTTGCATTCTGGAACGGGCCGTAAGCAAAACCACGCACCTTTAATGCGACCCCCGGAAGCTCCGGAAGCTCAACCCAATCACCATCGTTCTCGCGGCGCGTGTCGGCGCGCAGCGACGTTAATTTCACTGTCATTTTCGGTGTCTCTATTCGGTGTAAAATATGAGCCGGAACCAATAAAGACGGGGACGATCCCGGCAGACCGCCCCCGTCAGCTACGCGCGTGAAGCCCGCGGTGACACCGATCACCAGCGAGCCCGTTGATCCCCTAAGCTGCCGGGCCTCGGAGAAATTCCTTTATCGAAGCAAGAGAACAATGATCAGGATCAGTACGATCAACCCTATACCCGTAGATGGATACGGTCCCCACCCAGCGCTGTACGGGAAAACTGGCAACGCCCCAAACAGGACGATAACCAGAAGCACAATGAGCAGAATGTTAATCACGATGCAATTCCTGTTTGGCCTTCTGTATCTCGGCCTGGGTTCCCGCCTCTAGCCCGATGAATTTGTTGTTTGCCTGCGCCGTAACCAATATGAGTTCATCAAGTTTCAGGTTTATCGCTTCCGTGTCCCGGTTCTGCGCGTGCTGCAACAGGAACACCATCAGGAACGTCACAATTGTCGTTCCTGTGTTGATGATTAGCTGCCAAGTATCGGACCAGCCGAAAATTGGCCCGACTGCGCCCCACACCAACACGATCGCCACGGCTAGCGCAAAGGCTTGCCACCGTCCGGCGAAACCCGCTACCGCCCTGGTCCAATTGTTGAACCTCACTTAGCGGGCGCAGCCGGCAAATAGAGGGTGATCTGAAACCGAACCGATCCCCAAGGTGGCACCCAAGGGGATCGGCAAGGTTTTCGGACTTGATGCCGAGACGCGACCCCGGTCATCAAGATGGAGTCGGGTTAAGAGAAAGCCACCGACTCGACGCGCAGAGATGCGCGAGTCGAAGTATGGCACAGGCCCGCTTTCCATTCAAGGGCGCACCCTTGAATCGGAGGGTATTTTTTGCATGCCGACGATGAGCAGGGTGGCAACCGGCCAAAGCGCCGGGACCGCCGCTATCGCGTTTGCAAGGGCCGACCATGTGCTATACGACATATCTCGCCAACCTTTTCGCTGATCTCCAGACATGGAATACACGGTCAAGACTCTTCCTCCCAAAGGCCCGGAAAACCTTATCCGCGGCGTCTACATGATTAGGAATTCGGTGACGGGCGATTGCTATATCGGCTCGTCCCGAAACATTATCCGCCGCTTCCGCGCCCATCTCAGCTTGCTGCGCAACGGCATCCACCACAGCCGCCCGCTTCAGGCTGCATGGGTCGAGTTCGGCGGGGCTCCCTTCCGGTTCCGCATCGTCGAGGTTATCGAGAACGATGCCGACCTGACGAAGCGTGAAAACGCCGCCTTCGCGTTGTATTGCCCTACCTACAATATCTCCCTGGATGCCGAAGCTAACCCCATGCTCGGCCGGCGCCACTCCGAAGAAAGCCGCGCCAAGATGAGCGCCAGCAAGCTCGGGCAACCCAGCGGAATGAAGGGGAAGAAAATGTCGGACGCCAGCCGCGAAAAGTTACGCCTCGCTGCCACAGGCCGACCGAACCCTTCGGCAAAGCGTCCACGGACAGATGCCGAAAAGCAAAACCT